GGCTGTGCTTTTACGTGCATGGCGTGTTTTTTAAAATTTGAATTTTGCTACAGTACCATAATCATCATTGCGCACCATAGTGACAATCTGCCAACCGTAGTTTTTGGCCATGTTCGACCAGTTCATAATTTGTTGATTTGCATCGTTCTCAAGTTCTTCACTGTCGTTCTGCGTGCATAAACCATGGTCAGATTGTCCTAAGATTTCGAACGTGTTGCGGCCTGTTCTCTGTGCGCTCCATGCGTAGGTTTCCATTCCCTCACAGATTTGCTCGATTTGTTGAAATTGTGCGTTTGTCATGGTGTGCTTGTTTCGTTTGATGTCTCAAAGATACGGTAACCTTTCCTTTCTACGCAACTTTCTTCGTGTTTATTTTAGAAGTTTTTTCGTTTCCCCTGTGTTTACTGGGGTTACAGGACAAAAAAAAGAGGGGCCGAAGCCCCCCTTTCACCAAACTATGCTACCAACCAAAAAATCAATCAGGAGCTTGATTACTGAGCTTAGTTGCTCGGCTCAATGCGCCGCCTTGTCGGATACCAAAGTCAAAGAAACGATTCACGTGCAGTGCAATCTGTGCCGTTGACGCGTTCGAATATTGGTCAATTAAGATGTCGATGCCGCCAAAGTAAGCCAAGATGCCGCCCTGTTGGAAGTTTCCGAAAATCATATTTCCGCCAACTGTTGAACCTCCCGCAGCTGCGGTAAGTGTTGAGTTGACCAAGTATGGAGTTGCTACGCCACGGTACATATTAAACAAGCCATTTTCCCAAACTGCATTCACATTAGCAACCTGAGCCAATGTTTTTGAGAATTCGTAAGCTCTTGGACTCATAACATACGCAGCACCTGCAAGGTTTCCACCAGCTGCAAGAACAGCGGCCTCCATTTCGTTGGCAACCGCTTGCGTCAAAATTAAATCAGCTGCGTTGACGACATCAACATCAGTCGATGCCATAATAGCGTCAAAAGCATAGTCATCAACATATGCATTCATAGCCGCGGCCAATTCGTTAGCAATCAAAGCATCTACCTCTGCACCGCCCTGCAAAATCAATTGCTTGCTGTACTTGGTGTTAGCTGCAACTCGCTGCGGCGTCAAGGAAACGTCGTCCATTTCCATGCCTGAACCTGCATCTGCCTCTACTTCTGTTTTATCTGCACCTACGGCCTTAGCGCTTACACGTGGAAACTGCAAGGTGCCTGTAGCGTTACGAATTACTGTTGTGCCGAGTCCTTCCAATACGGTAGGGGCGCGAAGTGCTTCGATTGCAGCTGGTACAACCGTTGGAACGAATCCCGAACCGTCGCCGCCTCCTGCTTGAAAGTCGTCAGCAGCTCCAGCACGCAAAGCAATAGAAGGAATTGCAATTTGTCCAGCCATCTGCAAACCTTGTGAACGTGCTTCCTTGCTGGCTTCACTTGCCCACTCTGCTTCTGCACCTTCCAAGTTTCGGCCGTTTGCAACGGCAGCTACTGCACGGCTCAAGCTGAAAGAACCATTGACACGCTCAACCTCGCGTTGCTCTGATGCTCCAGCAGTTCCGCTGTGCGCCATGCGTGCAACCATATCTTGCTCGCGTGTTTTGTGCTTGATTTTTACGTCAAGGTCTTCTACCATGTTGTGAAGCTTATCGCATCGCTCTTGCTCTGCTTCTGTAAGTACGCGGCCTTCTGAGTCCGCCTTTTGACCGATTGCAACAAACTCTTCATAGTTTGCATTGCGCTGGCCTTTCAAATCGTTTAAAGTCATCTTAGTAATGTTTTGCGTAAAGTTACGCGGTTCTGTTTTTATTGCTTCAGGTTCTGCGCGCTTCTCCTCTACGGGTTCGGCTACTACCTGTTCGTCTTTCAATTCCTCCACTTCCTGCGCCGCCGCTGCCATGTTTCGCGCGTATACTGAAGCCGTCGGGCTTGCTGGGTATGTAACTGCCGACGTGTCCAATAGCTTGCCCACCTTGGTGATGGTTCGGGTGCTGCGGTCTTCGCTCCATGTGTCGTTTTCGATTGTGAACGCAAATGAGCTTTGTGTGATATCGCCGCGCTTAATTAGCTTGTACAAATCGCGCCCGTCCTGCGTGTCGGCAAGTGCTGCACGATATTTCAAACCTTGGTCGTCAACGCTCAGTTCTAACGTGCCGTTGGTAGTTCGTGCCAAGGGTGCGCCTGTGTGATTGAGTAAAAATCTTACATCATCCTGCATGACGTCATCGAATGCGCCACGTGCTACGGACTCTTTGAAATATCCTAAATCATACTCTACATCGAAGTTGCTTGCATAGCCTTCGACTACTAACGCGTCATCGCCTGCGGCCCGCACTTCTGCCGTTCGCAGTTCTACGTTCTCGCCGTATTGGCTGCGCAGTTCTTCCGTGCGCTTGTCTTCTTTATTGTCCATTGCTTTCTGTTTCTGAAACTTTATCCGAATAAGCGCCAAGCTTATCCAATGCGATTTGGTTTATTTGCACGACATGGGTGTCACCCCCTTCTGTGGGATTCATGGATTCACGAATTCTCACCTCGTTAATACTCAGCACGCCGTTGTTTAGCATCTTCGTGTAGAAGTCTGCGCGGCTCTGCATGTCGCCCCTATACAAATCGTTTAAATTAAACTTGCTGTATATCTGTGGGCGCTCCCGTGACTGGATTAGCTTCCTATCTATCTCCTGCTCGATACGCTTGGCCCATGGTGCAATTGTGTGCCGTGCAAATTGCAGGTTTTGCTGTTCGACGTTGTTATAAGTTGTTTGGCTTTCGAGCTGCACCAGTGTCGGCGGCACGCTAAAAATGCGGCAAATTTCTTCGGCTTGGAATTTACGCGTTTCGATAAACTGCGCTTCGTCGGGGCTGATGCTGATTCGTGAATACTTAAACCCAAACGGCAGCAACTTCGTGCCAGCCTGTTGGGCGGCTTTGTTCCAACTGCCTTGAATTATATCCATCTGCTCCTTTTTCAGAGGCTGGTCGCTGGATAGTATCCCCGTCATTTGCCCGCCGCTTCCAAAGTATTCAGCGCCAAAATCCTCGGCTGCCTTTGCAAGTCCTAAATTTTCGCGGTGCAATCGGATAGGTGACTTTCTTTGTAGGTTGCAGATTTCCAACATGTTCTCGGCTTGAACTATGCCCACATTGCGCACGCTGTAAACTATCTGCCCGTTCACGGTTTTGCGGTCTACATCGTAAACATCCAAGCAAACCAAGCTTGTAACGTAGCCACGGCCATCGCGCTCAATCAGGGCATAGCCGACGCCGTTAATTACTGCATTGCTTATAACGGTCTCCCAAAAGTCAAAGGCTGTTTGGTATTCGTTGGGCTTGTACTTTATAACGTCATACGCAGGATGCACGTTGGCGGGCTGTATCTCTCGCCCGTTGCGCTCATATACCTCTAAATCTAAGCTGGCCAAGGTGCTGGCAATCTTGTAAACGCAGGCATAAACCGTCGAGATTGTTAACGCGGTGTTCTCGTTGATATTCGCACCGCTTACCGTAGTGCCGTAGATACCTAAGTCATTCGCCAAGGTCTGTGAGTCGTACTTGCCGACTCGATACCTTAAGAGCGCGTTCAATCTGTCGCGAAGTGTTGCCATGTGCCGCTAAATTACGATAATGAGATTATATCAAAAACAGTGTCATGCGCGCCGCTCGTTTTGTGGTGTCCGTATTCGTTCATAGCAATGATTGAAGCTATGACGCCGTCCACTTTTTTGCTTTCGTGCCTCTCTTTTGTTACGCGCTTGTTTTCGTTTACGTCCGTGTAAACAACTGCGCAGCCCATTTGCCACCTTAGCACCTCATTGCCGCCGTGGATAATGTTGCTTTTCATCATTTGCATTTCAAATTCCTTAGTTGGGCCGTTCATCGTGGTAATATTCTGCGCCATTGGGTGCATTTCTATGTCGTCTTGTATCAATTCGCTCACTATGTACGTGCTAAATCGTGGGTCGTATCCTATGCCGCGAACGTCGTATTTAGCGCACGCGTCAACAATATGCTCTTTTACGTAACGAAAATCGGTGACGTTACCCGGTGTAATGGTTAAATGGCCGTCCTTGGCGTACCTATGGTAGTCAATTCCCGCGCTTAGTTTCTTGCTGTCGGCCTTATCTTTATTTACAAATTGGTGAACGATTAAATAAAAACAATCATGTTCATCGTCACGAAATAGCAGCGCAAAAGCGGTTAAATCCTGCGTGCTGGCCAAATCTAACCCACCGAAGGCAGGTAAAAGCGGCAAACGCTCCCACGGGATAGGTTCAGCGCCTTGCATAAAAACGTCGTCAGGAATCCACGCATGCTCGGCACTTGTCCAAATATTCAGATTCAGACGCAAAAACGTGTTTAGGTACGATGGGACGTTTTGCGCTTTCTTGCTTTCTTGCTCAAAATACGCTTTAGTGCAAATCGACCCATAGCCCGGATTGGCTTTTTGCCATGTTGCTTCTGCTGCCCAATCATCGCTCTCATCAGCGGCATAAAGTACTGGTAGAAAAGTTTCATCGAGAATAGAACCCTCCTCAACTTGCCGAGCGTACTCATGAATTTCAAAACAAATCGAATTCCTATCATGTCCTGCGGTGGTTAGTGCGATAACAAGCGGCTGCGTTCGTGCGCCTGTGGATGTTACAAGTACATCCCACAAATCGCGGTTGGGCTGCGTGTGCAATTCGTCAAATATAACCGCATGGCAGTTAAACCCGTGTTTGGTGCTTGCTTCTGCGCTTATGGACTTGTAAAAGCTGCTTTTGTAGTTGATTGAGTTACGCAAAACCTTGGCGCGTTGGCTCAGGTGTTTGTTGTTGTGAATCATCTCCTGCGCTATGCTGAAGACAATATTGGCTTGGTTTCGGTCGCCTGCCGCGCTTATCACTTCCGCGCCCGGCTCACCGTCTGCAAAAAGCATATAGAGCGCAATCGCTGCGGATAGGTTTGATTTGCCATTTTTGCGCGGGATTTCGACGTAGCAAGTGCGATATTTTCGCCTTCCGTCGGCCTTTTTCCAGCCAAAAAGCGGGCGTATTATGTCGTCTTTTTGCCAGTCTTCAAGCAGAAACGGCTTGCCGCCAAGCTCGCCTTTGACATGGCTGCAAAACTTCTCGATAAAGTCAACGGCACGATTTGCCGCGTCTTCGTCAAAGTGGAATTCATCCGAAGAATTCGTCAACGCTTTCTTCTGTTTCTGCCGTTGTACCTACCAACCTCTCCAGCGTTGCAATCATGGCCTGTTTTCGCATTCTTGCCTCTTTGAGTTGTTGCCATTCAGGACGGGCGCGGCTGTAAACGTCGCCGCTTTTGCCTGTGACTTGGTAGCAAGTGCCCTGCTCATTGCAAAAAGCTTGCAGCATTTCTTCTTCGATTTCGACGCATGAAAGCGTTTGAATTAAAGACTTTACGCCGCTTGTAAGCTCGCTGCGTGTGCTGTACTCGGCCACGCGTTCCGTGAACCTTTGAAATTGCGCATCGTTCATATGGCTAAGTTAGGGGATTCCCTTTTACTTTCAAGCTGACGCACAAAAAAGTCGCCT